GCTCTGAGTTTGTTTAAATCTGATTGTGCCTTCTTGGAGTTGGATCTTACCTCTAACTCAATGGCCATGATATTCCTTTATATTGCTTAATTAAAAACCCCAAATGGGGATACCATTCAGGGTACTGTTATTTAACAGTAACGATAGCCCCTAAAGGCTTTCCGTGTTGTAACGCAATTTGTTCTACAAAGTGAGAAGGAGCTTGTTTTGAGCTTCCATTATTAAGGTGTTCAATGTAAGGAACATCATTCTCAATGATGATTTTGTTCTTACCTTCCTTAGACGTCCAAGATTCTCTTGCAAGCCCTGTATCGACAGGTGTAGCCATTACTAATTGTGTAACGATCATGTTAGCTTCTTTTTGTAGTTCTGTCTTACTTACTTTGTCTATTTCTGCTTTAAGCTTTTTAAGCTCATTATCTAATCCTTTTATCTCTATCTTCATTACTCACCTTTCATAAAGTCAAGCTTTTCGCCACCTTGAGCAGTTAGCATCTTTTGGAAAATAAATGATTTTGATAATGTCTTGACTTGTCTTTCGGAATCACTAGCACGCATCTCATTTTGATGCATAAGAGCAAGACTTTGAAATGCATCTTCTGGTTTTATTTTTACACCAAAAGAACGCATTGTCATAAAGGTTCTATTATCTTCACGCCAACCCACAGGTCTCTGTTTAAAGTAATCGATCCACCCTAAGAATTCTTCATAAGGCATTGTGTTCAATAATTCATTTACAGTTATTCTCAAGTTAAAAGCGAGTTCGAAGATTTCTAGTTCCTCGGCATCTAATTTCACTTTTGAGCAAGACCTGAATACTGCATGATTTCATTTGATAAGTTTGTTAACTCATCCATAGGAAATTCATAGACTTCTTGTTCAGTAAGATCTTTTAATTCTTGTGCGCCTTCTTTAATAACAAACGTTAATAGTTTGATATTGTCAGCATCTTTTTCTGATTTACTAACTTCTTGAGCAAGTTCTTGAATTTGCATAACTTGAGCAACAGTTAGTTTTACAATCTTGATATCTAAGCCCATGAACTTAACATTCTTTTCGACTTTTGTTCCTAAGAAACGATTTTTCTTAACTTCTACACTTGGAGTACTCATTGGTTTTCCTTAAATTTTTCTTGATTAAGTAATTGGAAATCATCTAGCTGTTTACGCATAGTGTGTAACATAGCTAATGTACCAAATACTTCCTTTGATTTTTCTTGATCTCCAGCAAATTCTGCAATACGAGCAAATGTTTTTCGAATACTGATATCTACGTCTTTACGCATGTGTTTAGCAGTTGTTCGTAATACATATCCTTGGCTGAATGGCTTGTTTTCGTTATCCATAATTGTTCTCTGGTAATTAAGGGGCAACACCACAAAAAGGCGAGCTATGTTTATTTAAATAAAGGTTGCCAGCCTTTATCCCCTAAGTTTCAGCTATTAGGCTGTGAAAGCACCGTAGAATGGTGATTGTACAGTAATAGTGATTGTAGCTGTATTTGCATCAGTTAACTGTGGGCTAACTTGAATAGCTTCAATTTTACCAACCCAGTAGTAAACACTGTTTTGAACAGTACCTAAACCAGCAGTAGTAGAAGCATATTTAGTTGCACCAGAACCAGTAGGTTCAGTGTTCAACAATGCAAAACGGAAAGCATATTGGTTACCATCACCAACCATGTTACCAAGAACGTTAGCTACGTCTTTAGACCATTCACTAGGAACAAAATTCAAAGTAAGTTCCATTGAAGGAGCGTCAGATTGACCTTGGATTTGTTGACTAGATTTTTGACCATAAGTTGCAACGTTAACAATGTTTGGTGGTGTACCCATTGAAGGGAACTCACGAACGTTTTTAACGCGAACAAATGTATTAACACCTTTAGTACCGCCTGCTGATTCGATTTCGGTAGCAAATAATGCTTCGAATTCGGCTTCAGTGTCAAGGGTAGACATTGTAGGTGGTGTTGAAGGGACAGCAATGGCTAAATCTGAGAACAGACCTGCGCCAATAGAACTGATGTGTGCCATGTATTAAACTCCAAAATAATTAAAAGGTATTGTGTAGGATGCTCGATATAAAGCTGTATTAGCCGTATCGACACCTATAGGGGTTAAAGAGCTCTTACCAAATTGTGTAACACTACTTGATAATTTAATGCTCTTTCCAACTAGATACTTATCTAGTTTATCTGCAATGATATTAGCCAATGATGGGCCAAATCCTGCTTTGGTAAATATGTCAATCTTTAATATTCCAGATGAAGAAACTAGATTAATGCCTTCACCATTAGCAATAATAGAAACTCTCAGATAATCTTTACCAGACGTATCACCCACAAAGTTTTGAGGGTAAGTCGGTATATCTTCGTTTATCCATGCTGTAGATGCAAAAATTGAAAATATGTCACTTTGAAGACCTTGATATTTACCCATTAGACCTCCCTTATGACATCTATAGTTATAGTGAATTCATTATCTTTGAATGGTGGTACGATAGCCCATTCAACAGCATCGATAAGAACTGTGCTATAAGATGTTAAGGTAGTCATTGTAATATCTTCGGATTTCATTAGTAATGTTCTGCGAATAACGTTTCTTAATCCTTCATTGGCATTGCCAGTGGATGATTCTTTATTCTTAGATACAGTAACTATAGCTTTCACTGTTGTACTTTGCTGTGTTCCTTCTACTACCTCACTAGTCGAAAAATCAAAGCTGTCCATTTTCTTTTGAACAAGTGTTACAGTTTTTGCTAAATCTCCGATGTCTTTAAAAGCTTTATTAACTTGGCTTTTAACGAGTAATCGGTAGCTCATTTAATTTGCTCTCCACCACATATTAGAACCACCATTATCCAATAAAGGATTGATGATTTTCTTAATTGCGTAAGGAAATGTACTAACTTGATTAATATTATCTAAACTAATATCACCAACTTTAATACTTTTAACTGAGCCACCTGCTGAAGTTGCGTCTTCATTACTCATCAAATGTAATGCCAATTCATAATTTGCAGTACTTACACGGCTAGGTGTGCTACTCCCAAAAGAAATAACACCCCCAACTTTAGGATCGAAATACGAACCAGAACGTGGAAAAGATAATGCTTGAGATTCACTTATGGCTGTGCCTGACCATGACATATCATCTAATAGTCGAGTGGCAGTAATTAATGCTTGAGCTTTAGTAGTATCATCTGCTAAATCCCATACACTTGCATTAAGCCTATCCCCAAAATATGTATCAGCTTCTGCAACTGTTACATAGGAATTAGTTCCTTTGACAAGTGCCATAAGTGTTCTCCTTTATTAAGAGTGGAATACTGGCAAGATGCCTAGGCTTAAAGCACTGTTTGCTTTACGAGTCCATGTACCAGTTGTAGCTGCCAATGTACCTGAAGCAACAGCTGACAATGCTTTTGGTGTACCACCTTCGATAGCGTAACCGTAAGCAGCGTTGCTTGGGAATGCATCTTGTGAACCAGCCCAGTTGTAACCAGCTGGATGACCAACATAACCCCAACGATACCAGATAGAAGTTGAACCACCACCGTTGTAAGCGTTACCATCACGGAACATTTCAACAGAATCAGGAACAGCTAAGTTTTCCATTGCTAAAGCACCAGGCAATACAATGAAAGAAGTTTTAGTACCAACGATATCTACACCAGCACCAGTATTGATTTTAGTTAAATCAGCAGAAGCAAAACCTTGGCTAGCACGGGTTTGAATCAAACGGAATTTACCACCGAAAATAGTGTTAAATGTTACATTACCTTCTACTACGCTAGTTTGATCAACTAAGTTAGCTGAACGCAATGAAGCCATAACTTCTGGTGAAGTAACTAAGTAAGCATAATCTGGCTCGTAGTCTTTGTAAGCCATACCAAATGCTTGTAAGAAACCTTCAGCACGTTGAGCACCTTGATTACCTGCAGTAGCAGCAGTAACAACTTTAGAAGCGCCTAAATCAACATAGAAACCATAGCGTTTGCTTGTTGGATCGTTGTCGAATGTTTGACCGCCAAGGCCAGTAGCACCAGAAGCAGCTGCAGCACCGTTTAAAGCTTCAGAAAGAGCAACACCTTTTAAGATAGAAAGGATAGCATCGCTTTCATCTTGTGCGCGTGTTTCAGCAAAGTCACGACCAATTTTAGCTAAGCCATCTACTTGAGTAACAACTTGAGCCATATTAACTTTTTCAGCACCATGAGTACGAACAGTTTTAACATAGTTTAAGAAGTCAGAAGCAAAGTTTGTTTTAGCACCTGCAGAAGCAGTATCTAAAGAAGCAACGTTTACAGTTGCGCTCAATGGTTTGAACCAACGAACTTGACCAACATAAGTTTCAGTAGAAGTATCGATATCAGGGTTTGAACCTACGATACCAGTGCCAGATAATTTTTTAGCGTTAGTGTAGGCTTCATCAGCATAAGCACTAATTGCAGATTGTAGTGCATAGTTAGATGCACCAGCGATGTCTGTACGAACAGTCATTTATTTATTCCTTGTTTATTTTTGGTTAGGTAATTTGCCTTCAGAAGCTAACTTAAGAACTTCCTCTTGAGTCATCTTGAAAACAGAAGTTTTCTGTTCACCACTAGGGTTTCCAGATTTATTTGAATCATTGTTACCGCTACCACTATTAGTTTTAGATTTGAACAAGAATGAGTTATCATCACTTGTAGAGAATGTAAGAACAAAATCTTTAATTGATATGCCAGAGCGGTGAATCCATTCACCTTTATCGTTCTGCATCAATTGGTTTACTATCTCGCGATAGGCCATATCAGCAGCATTTTCATTTCTAAATGCGTATCCTTTTAGTACGTCACGTACCGTAACATCACGAGTCAACTCGGTATTACGTTTTTCAAGTGTTTCACGTTTAGCTTTCTCTTCAGCAAGCTGTAATTCATAAGCTTCCTTATGTTTACCTTCATCTTGCAATCGTTTTAGATTTAATTCTTTTTCTTTTTGTTCGAACTCAGCAACTTTCTTTAAGGCATCGTCTCTAGAACCGTAAGCCCCATCAAGTTTTGATTTCAATTCCTTCAGTTCAGCTTCTACCCGTTCTTGAACTAATTTTGCAATCATATCTTTGTCTTTTTCATCGTCAGGTTGTTTCTTATCTGCTTCGATGCTAGCATTATATGTTGCTAATTCGTCAGGAGTTAGTTCCGCAATTTCTTCAGGTGTTAATAGTTTTGTAGCCATTTTATTTCTTCCTCTGAGCACAGCTCGTTGACCTAAAGTACAACTTTAGGATTTGATTTTTAAAAAATAAGAGACACCATTAAATATAGGTAGTGTCTCCGAGTTCCTATATAACTTTATCCAATTCCATACCATCCAAAATCTTGAAAGAAATCTTCAGGTATTTCTTTGAGAATATCTTCTCGCATTAATATATCTTTATCTGTTATTAAATTACCATTGATTCTAGATCTACCAACTAC